TCAGGTAATGAGCGATCGAGTTCGTATCTCGTTGATCGATGGCGTCAACATCGATGCAGCGTCTGTTAACTGGATCGCACTGTGGGGCGGGTAACAATTAAAAACAATCGAGGTAGGTAATAACCATGGCAAGTCTAACTCTCCGGTCAACTACAAGCTCTCCGGTCGCACCCGGCGATTCAGTTGTAACGTTGAACGCTCCGCTGTCAATCTCTCAGGTTGATAACAACTTTATCAGCTTGAACACAGGCAAGCTAGACAAGAACAACAACCTCAGCGATCTTGCAGATCCCACTGCTGCACGAACAAACTTGGGAGTCGATCCTGCAGGAATGGCTGTTGTCATGGCAATCGCTCTCAGTTGAAAGGTAACAGAAATGACGTACGTTAAGTGTGTTGCTATTGCGGTTGACCAGCTTCTAAATGCAATCCTCGGAGGGTTTCCAGACGAGACTCTATCTTCTCGCGCTTATCGAGCAGAGCGCAACAACAGGATCTTTGGAAAGATATTTCGCCCGCTAATCGACGGGTTGTTGTTCTTTGATCGCCAGCACTGCTACAATTCTTACCTATCAGAAGTCGAACGTCGCCAGTTACCACGAGAGTTTCAGCAAGTATGAACTGAACTAATACACGATCTTTAGTCGCGTGTATGCCCAGGTTGACTACCAGCTAAATAATTGCTGTTCAATAACACTCACCGTCCTACTGTACGTGTAGTCGGGCGGTCACAGGTAACAACAGACGAATATGGACTTCGCCCAGCTAGTGCTACAATTTATTTCCGGTGGCGGTTCTGCCGCAGTAATTGCAATTCTATTTGCAGTCGTAGTTGTTCTAGTGTGGGATCGTAAGACGCTTGTTAAAGAACTAAACGATACGACGCAGAAGGTATACGACGCCAAGGATAGTGAAACTAAATCGATCAAAGAGATCGTCGACCGATATCACACCGGCAACTTGAATCTTGTTCAAGCGCTGAATGAGATCAAAGTCGTGCTGACGTCAATACAGAACTCAAGAAAATGACGACCCGTGCAATGAAACTGCTAAAACTGTTCAGACGAGCTCCAGTGCCTGACTATCAACCCGAACCCGTTGACACCGAAGCGCTTAACGACAGTTTGAAACTGTTGCAGACGACTGCTACTGAAGTGTCGAATGCAGCAATACAAGCCTCAAGAGTTCTCCAGCAACGGTTGCAAGACTCGGAACATCGATTCTCTAACACAATCGATGCAGTTGAGGACTTCGTTCTAATTAAGGATGGTCAAGGTCGTTGGAAGAAGTTAAATACTTTCGGCCAACAAGTATTCAACATCCACGGTGACGAATACATCAACAAGACCGATCAACAAATCGCTACTGACCACCCAGAGCTTAAGCAAACTCTCGAGCTATGGTCAATCACAGACAATATAGCATGGGATAAGAAGACGCCTCAACGATCAAAAGAAGTGATCTCTCATGACGGTCGGAACTATTATCTTGATATGATTAAGACACCGACATATGACGAACAAGGCAATCGCAAAGAGCTAATCGTTGTTGGTCGTGATGTCACGGAACTTTATTTGAGAGCAAAACGCGAAAAGGCGTGCTTTACAGCGCTAAACTCAGCTTCCGATGCAATTGCAATTCTCGACGGCGAAGCTCGCGTGTTCTTTAGCAACGATCAGTTCCTGCGTATATTCAATATCGACAGCTACCAAAACATCGTTGGGCGTCACATAACAGACGTTATCAACATGTGCGACGATTACGATTCTGTGTGGAATCGCGTTCGCCAAAACAACACGTGGTATACTACAGTTCCAAACACAAATTTAGTAGTAACGATCGTTCCGGTAATGAACGGTCAACCGCATCCAATCTACTATATCTGCACATTTAAGGCAGCACGAACTGCCGAACATACCAATGAACATGCAACTGCCGCGCGTGAATACTAAGAATACACAGAATCAAGGAGATTTGATTTGACTGATCGTGTTCAAGTACAAACCAACAAAGGTCTTATTGCGCGCGACGAACTCGAGGTTGTTGACGAGGTTCATGAAACTGCAGACACGCGTGTAATCCAGACAATTTGGAAACACGCAGCTTCCGGCGAAGAAGTTCGTCGTGATGTCACAATTTCGATACTTCGAGGATTAGATCTCGAGAAAACACAAGGAGTGTAACTAAATGGCTAACGCAACTGCAATTGCAAGCTCATTCAAGCAAGAACTCATGCAGGGCGTACACAACTTAGAGTCTAATACGATCAAAGCCGCGTTGTATTTGACTACCGCTGACATTGGTGCATCTACAACCGCTTACACAACTTCAGGTGAAGTGTCTGGGCCTGGATATGCTGCTGGTGGCATTACAACAGCAGCCGGTTCGGTTGGTATTACTGGTACTACCGCTTACTGGCAGCCCGGTGCCGCTTTGTCGTATGGCACTGTCACGTTATCGACTGCATTCGATACAGTTCTGTTGTATAACAACACCGCATCGAATAAAGCAATCGCATCTTGGAACTTCGGTTCAACTACGGTTAACAACGGCACATTCACGATTAACCTTCCACCGAACGACGCGAATAGCGCTCTGATTCGTTTGAGCTAATCCGCACATTGACTGCAATTCTAAGAGGCGCTAGCGCCTCTTTTTGTTGGGACAGTGTGTTAGCTAAATATGCCAACAATAGATCAAATCCCTCGTATTCAGGAACTAGTGGCGAGGATTCAAAGCGCAACTTATTGAATCAACGACGAGATCTTAGCTTGAAACGTGGGTGCGATAAATATGAGACAAGCATGCTGCGAGTTACTACTCAGGATAACGTAAAAGGATATTGGGAACTCTTTTTCACGCGTAGGATGCGTCAAGACTAACAGGAATATCAATGACAAACACTCGTCAACAATTTGCCGAATACTGCTTGCGCAATCTAGGCGCGCCAGTACTTGAGATCAACGTAGACGATGATCAGCTTGAGGATCGTATTGACGAGGCACTGGAATACTGGCGTCTATACCACCACGAAGGCATTGAAAAGTTATACCTTAAGCATCGTATCAACGCTTCGATACTGAATTTAACAACGAACAACGCCGAAAACTTCCATCTCGATTCAATCGTTGAAGGACAGACTTCTGGTGCAAAGGCGCGTGTAATTGAACAAGTTGACAGGAAGTCACAAGGCAATCAACTGATTGTTCGTTTCGTTCAAGGTAGTTTTGTTGCGGGAGAAACAATTGTCTCCGATCAGTCTCCGTCGATCACAGCAACACTCGATACAACAAACTTCTACGTCGAAGGCGAAACAGAGAAAAGATATATTGATCTGCCGGATTACATCTATGGCGTCACGCGCGTTATTCCTTTCGCAGGAACGCAGACTTCAAAGTCGATGTTCGACATTCAATATCAGTTGCGGTTGAATGACCTATACGACTTGACATCGACGTCGATTATATATTACAAGCAGGTTATGGATCATCTTTCACTGCTTGATTTTGAACTAAATGGCAAACCAATGTTCCGGTTCAACCGGTTGCAGGGTCGTATATACCTCGACATCAATTGGGAAACAGACGTCATCCCCGGAACATTCGTTGTACTTGAAGCATACCGCGCTTTGGATCCAAACACATTCACGCTCGTGTGGAATGAGCCTTGGTTAAAACGCTACGGCACCGCTCTTATCAAACGTCAGTGGGCAACTAACCTGAAGAAGTTTGGCGGCATTCAGTTGCCTGGTGGTGTTACATTGGACGGCCAATCGATGTATGCTGAGGCGCAGCAGGAAATTAAAGAACTAGAAGACGAGCTGCGAAACAAAGCTGCTCCGCTAGAGTTCTTCGTGGGGTGATATGTCAACTGTTCGCAATCCTTATTTCACGTTAGGGACATCGTCAGAGCAGAATCTTGTCGAAGACTTGATTATCGAGTCTCTTAAGATTTACGGCCAGGAGATGTTGTACATTCCACGACAGCTGGTGTCGAAAGACGAGATCCTCGGTGAGGATCGTCTCAGTCGGTTTGTCAACGCCTTTCCAATCGAGATGTATTTCGAGAACGTTGATTCGTTTGACGGCCAGGGCGCGTTCATTCAGAAGTTTGGGTTGATGGTCGAACAAAGTGCAACTCTAGTCGTTGCGCGTCGTCGTTGGGAGCAGTTGATTGGCAGCTATAAAGCAACGATACTTCCAAACCGGCCGAGCGAAGGCGATCTGATTTACTTCCCGCTGACAAAAGGGTTGTTTGAGATCAAGTTTGTCAAACACCAGGATCCATTTTATCAACTTGGCAAGCTATACGTGTACAAGTTGCAAGTTGAGCTGTTCCAATATGCGTCTGAGGCGATTGATACTGGAATACCTGAAGTTGATGTGTTTGAGACGCTAAAGACGTTTGATGTTGATCAGCAACCCAACATCGACGTTCCGGATTCATTCGGCGACAACAACAAGTTCAAGCAACGCGGCGAACAGTTCATGTTCAATGAAGACAATCCGTTTGGAGACGTATCGTAATGCTGAACGACAATGTATTTTACCACGGGACGATAAAGAATACAATCGTTGCTTTTGGTCGTCTTTTCTCAAGCATCTACATTGACCGCCGTAGCGGCGATTCTGTTAAAGGCGATGTTGTCCAACGGTTGCAAGTGCCGCTCGCATATGCTCCAAAAGAAAAGTGGATAGTTCGAATCGACTCAGATCCAAACCTTGAAAACTACACATATACAACGCTGCCACGAATGTCCTTTGAGATCGTTGGGTACAGTTATGATGCATCTCGCAAAGTTGGAAAGATGCAGCGGTTAGTGTGCAATGACACAACAAAGTCAAACTCGATGTTCGCTCCGGTACCATACAACATCGATATCAACTTGTATGTGCTGACCAAGACGCAGGAAGATGGCCTACAGATCATCGAGCAAATCCTTCCAACGTTTACTCCCGAATACACGTTGTCAATCATTGCGGTGCCGGAGATGAACATAGTCCAAGACATTCCCGTCACTCTGAACAATGTTGCTGTGCAGGACGATTACGACGGCGACTTTCAAACACGTCGGTTTGTTACTCACACGCTATCGTTCACGTTGAAAACTAACCTATACGGCGCGATTCAGAACAACAAACAGATATACAAAACAACTGCGAACATCACGAATCAAGCCGGTACCCCGACAAACACATTTACCGCGACCGGCAATCCGACAAACTTCACGATAACAAGTGAACAGTGGATTGACGAGATGTGATGGTAGGACAAACTCGTGGCAATTAGTTTTTCAGTATACAACGGAAATAAGAACCTCAAAGCCGCAGGCGTTCACATTCCGTTCTCGCAGGAGCAGATTGAGGAGTACGTCAAGTGTGCTCATGATCCACTGTACTTCATCAAAAACTACGCGAAGATCGTCTCTCTCGATGACGGCGTTGTCCCCTTTATTCCGTTCCCATATCAGGAGCGGATGATCAAGGCAATCCACGAGAACAAGAACACAATTGGCAAGCTGTTTCGGCAGGCTGGTAAGTCGACGATCGTAGCTGCTTACTTCGCGTGGTATGTTCTGTTCAATGACAACAAGACCGC